GGAAAATAGAGTCGGGGAGGCTGAATATGCGCCGAGCATCGTTACAAATGTCGACAGCATGTTGCAGCACATCCGAAAACTCGGCGGGGGCGGCAAAGTGAATCGCGAAGTCCATGCTGTTCCAGAAGTCAGCGTTGTTAACGCCACGTCTGAGAGCAGTCTTCGCACGATGTAAGAAGGAGTCATGATCAAAGCCGATACTACCGGTGCCAAACACCAAGCCACAGAACTGTTGAGAGGGCCGCACGACCTTTTTAGGGGCCATGCGCCAAGCTTTGGGGCGGAAACCGCGGCGGTTGCGGGGATTACCACAGATGATACTATCATCACCACAAACTCCAATCGGGGTCTCGGGCGTAATCTCTAGCATAGAGCCAATGAGACACGCATTACCAACGGAGTTGAGGAGCAAAGTATACCTGTTGCCAGAAGCCTGCATGATGGGAAGCGACCCACGAGGGGTCTTGGTGTTAACCATCTCATCAAAGTAGGTTTCTATGTAGTCTTCAGGGAATCCAGCCAAGCGGAAAAGCCAACAGTGAAAGGCCAGGAACACACGGTCGACACCAGTATCCCATCCGGTAAAATCGATGGAAGTAGTGGTCTCGTCCGGGTCCCAGTGATGCTGGTACCAGTCGTTAACCTCTGAAATACCCATACGGGTGAGGAACAGAAGGTTAGGGGCCTTTGCAGCAATGATCTTTTTCTCAAGGTAAAGGGCGTAAGGAGCATCGCGAACGGTCTTCCCCATGGGGAATTCCGTAACGATCTGTCCTTTCTTGGCCGGAAGATTTTTAGCTTCCAGTTTTTTAACCCATTGAGATTTTAGGAAAATGCTAGCCCGCTTGAATGGATGTTCTCCAAACCAGCGGGTAGCAGCACGAACGATTTGTTTTTGAGTCTTGCCATTGATCCAGCTGCCCATACACTCTTCGCGGCACATCAAGAGTTCCTCCTCATCGAAAGTTGTATCGAAAGTGGGGAAGAGCATCTTGAAGGCGCGCTGGAGCTGGGAAAGCCGAACCTTGTCGTAGTGAGTCAGTCGGGGATCATCATGTCGGTTGGGGGTGCGTTCAGATTCGGAACGTTCCACCTGAGCCAGATCACTTCGTTTGTGATGCTGGAGCTCAGTAGGACCGTCAGGATAGAACACAGAGGTATAGCTTTCAGCCTTAGGAACATAGGCTTCAGCTAACTCTGCGTCCACACCAACTTCTTCATGGTTTAGAGCCGGGTCGGGGTTGATAGTGACAGGGAGGGGAGGTGCTTCGACGCGGTGAACAGGTTTGACTATGATGGTCTCATTGTTGATCTCATAGTGATGTCTTAAAATGTCTTGTACTTGTTCACGACGAGTGCGACCTCGAAGGTTAGGATCCAACATCGACACGCCAACACGATCGCCGGACCCTCTAGTCGTAGAGTAGGTCATAGCGGTCGTGATGTGTTGAGTGGATATGTCACTGTGAGCCCACTTAATTCGAGCGGCCTCGGGAGAAAACTTAATGCCAGCAACTCGGGGGAGTTGGGCATTAAGGCCGAGGAGAGCCGAAAGAGTGGGACCAAGCTTGTGAGCCATATGCGATTGGACAGCAGACGCAACGAGACGGTCAACATCAGTAATGGTATTTATGACGGCCGTCTGATGACGGCAGGCAACGGCCAGCATGGCAGATAGAATACGAGAGGCGCCGAAACTGCGCTCTAGTACACTAGTGCCACCGCTGGGGGTTGCGGGGAGTTTTAACCAGATGTTGCCTCGACAGCGAGTAAGGGCAACGAACATAAGGGAATCACTCATCTCAGCGGTCATACCACCGAGATCAATGCCTATGTCGCCGTCGAAAGTTAAGCCTTGCACGTCAGAGAAAGAAGAAGCCTGAATTTCCGCATTTCGCAAATTTTCAACGAAACGCGGACTAGCAGCCAGAACCGGGATGTCATGAGGAAATTGAGCCACGAAGTAGCAGCTAGCATGTATGTTGCTGCCGGTAGGCAGCCCCATGAGCTCAGCATTCTCTATAGACGAACGACGCATTTGAGTAGCATAGTGGTGCGAATAGGGAAGCAACCACTTAATCGGAGACTCGGTAAAGGACGCGGCGTGCGTACCTTTTGGCCAAGCTCGAGTTGATTGACAAGCGTCGAACGTAAATATAGCTTCATCGACAGAGTAACATGCCAGAATAGCTTCAGCAAAGCCGGGCCACATTTGGCCCACGTCATCAAAGATAACGAGACCGGTGACACCGCGAATAGCCTTGCGGAAGTCCCAAAAATTCTCAGAAACAAGTTGGGGAACCATCATACACAGATCGCGTTCCAGATTGGCACGCAGAACCTCATTCGGACAGAGGATCTGTATGTCATTAGGAGCGCGACCATTAGCAATTTGCGTAGTGATGATTTGAGCCAGGGCGTAAGTTTTGCCAGTCCCAGGAGCGCCGTGGAGCAGGGTAGCATCCACGTCACGCCCGGAGGCTTTCTTACACATGTGTTTGAAATGAGAAATGTACTGGGTTTTCTCAACCTCAGAGATTTCCACAGCTTGGGGCAAAAACGCCATACTCTCCGCAAGCGCGCGAGCGCGGCGAAGAGCATTAGCGTCGACCATAAGGGACACTTGTTGAGGAGTGACCCCAAACTGGGGAATTTGAACAGGCGCGGGAACGCGACGAGGTTGAGGGAGAGCAGCATTCATGGCAGGAGGTAAAGTGGCGGCGAGGCCCATCATAGCAGGATTGGCGGTGACGCCAAGGAAGGCATCGTACACTTGGTGGAAGCCACGTGTAGGATACGACAAGATATGAAGGCACTCGTTGAGGCCAACGAAGCGGGAGCCGAGAGAGAGCAAAGTACGGGGGTTAGGCGGTATTGGGTTCACCGTGTCCGTTATGAAAGGAGGACGATTTTCCATATGCCAGTCCCCACCAGGGATCGGATTCCAAACACTGAAAACGGCGGAGGGCCAGAAGGGTTCAGCGGGACGATCGGTGATAGGGACGGTATCTGGATTAGCAGAGGGGCGACCGCCATCCAGTTCACACGGATAAGCAGCGCCACCGACACGGAAGAAAGCCAAGATGCCAGCCAGGTCAGCAATTTCTGTTGAGCCATCGATATAGTCAGCCGGATTCGGGGCGAAAGCCATCCAGACAGCCCAGAGCAAAGTGTAGTCTACATTGAACACATCACTAAGAGCCACCCAGACGCAAGAATTCGCAGCAAGGGGAAAGCGGGGGGGGGCCGGACAACGACGCAGCACATCAATGAACTGAT